GTTCGTTGTGCGCACCGCGGGGTGCGAGCAAAAAGTGATGTTTTGCCCCGAGTAAACCGTAAACCGTAAACCTGGGCGCCTCGCCCGCTTGGCACTCAATGGCACGTCAGCAGCACCTCGTGAGCCGCGCCGAATTTGCGCGGCTGCGCGGCGTCTCGAAGATGGCGGTCACGAAGTGGGCCAAGGGTTGGTTGAAGCCGGCCTGTGTCGGCACGCGCATCGACGCGGCGCACGACGCGGCGGTAAACGGTCCGCCAGGTGGATGGCCCGAGGGCTCTCGGCGGATGCGCTCCGACGCGCCACCGACCTCGCCGCCGAAAGCTGCCAAGCCCACCCCGAGCGCGCCGACGGCGCCCCGACGTGAGCCACCGAAACGGGTGGCGGCTAAGGTGCCCGAGCCGACGGCGCCAGGACGATCAAGGGCGCAGAAGCGGCCGCCACAGGCGCAGGTTCGCAAGGCTCTCGAGTTCCCCATCCACGATAAGGACTGGGAGGAGCCCGAGCCTCCCGATGATGAGGGCAGCGACGAGGACCTCGAGCAGCTCGCGCGCCGTATCCGCCCGATCGTCGACCGTTTCGGCTCCATGCACGGGCTCAAAGACTGGCTCTTCGCGCTGAAGACGATCGAGGAGATCCGCGCCAAGCGCCTCGACAACGACGAGACTGAGGGTTCGCTCATCCGGCGCGACTTCGTGCGCACCCACGTGTTCGGGGCGATCGAGGCCGCAAACATCCGGCTCGTGAACGACGCGCCGCAGACCATCGCGCGTCGCATCTACGCGGCGGCCAAGGCCGAGCAAGCGGTCGAGGAAGCCGAGATCGTGGTGCACGAGATCATCAGCTCGCACCTCAAGCCGGTGAAGGCGACGGCCGCGAGGAACCTGCGCGGTGAGTGAGGCACTGAGCGAGTCCGAGTGGCTCGCGCAACAGTTTGACGCGCTGCCCGTCGAGGCGCTGCGGGTCACGCCGAGTTCGTGGGCTGAGACAAAGAGGTACCTTCCGCCCTCGGTCACATCGCTGCCCGGCTACTACCGCTTCGACGTCGCCCCGTATCTCAAAGAGATCGTCGACTGCATGAGCATCGACTCGCCGGTGCGCGAGATCGCTCTCATGAAGGGCGTCCAGGTCTGCGCGACCGTGGGCATCCTCGAGAACACGATCGGCTATCTGATCGACTTCGTGAAGACGGCCCCGGTCATGTTCGTGACCGCTGACCAGGACCTCGCCAAGCTCCGCATGGACACGTGCATCGTGCCCATGATCCAGTTCTCCGGGCTCGAGCCGCTCATCAAGTCAGGCGACGAGGGCAACAACCGAAAGACGGGTAAGACCGACAAGAAGCTTGAGTGGATAGGCGGCGGGTTCCTGATCCCGTTCGGCGCCAAGAACGCCAACAAGCTCCGCTCCATCTCGATTCGCTACCTGCTGCGCGACGAGATCGACGGCTGGGACGACAACGTCGGCAAGGACGGCGACCCGATCAAGCTGTCTGCCGACCGCACCGCGGCCTACGAGGGCTCGCGCAAGGTTCTCGACCTCTCAACGCCGCTGCTCAAGGGCACGAGCAAGATCGAGAAGCGCTTCCGGCTGGGCGACCAGCGCTACTACTTCGTCAACTGCCTGAAGTGCGGGTTCGCGCAGACGCTGCGCTGGCGGCGCACGGGAGACGGCGGCGAGGTTTCGGGCATCGTGTGGGACACCGAAAACAGTCGCCTCGTTCCGGGCTCAGTGCGCTACCTCTGCGAGAACTGCCACCACCCGCACACGAACGACGACAAGACCCGGCTGCTGTCGCCTGCGCACGGAGCCGCTTGGCGGCCGACGGCCACGGCGAGCTCGCCGCACATCCGCAGCTACCACATCAGTGCGCTCTACTCGCCCGTCGGCATGCAGACGTGGGAGGCGTGCGTGCAGAAGTGGCTCGAGGCGTGGGACGACGAGCGCGGCCGCCCGCGCGACATGCTCGCGCTCCAGGTCTTCTACAACAACGTCCTCGGCGAGACCTTCGAGGTCCGCGGCGACAAGGTGCCATTTGAGCGCGTGAGCGCGCATCGGCGGCACTGCTACAGGTTCGGAGAGATCCCGAATAAGTTCGCTATCCAGCACTGCGGCAGCGCGGTGCTGGTGTTGGTGTGCACGGTGGACGTGCACAAGGAAAGCCTTGCGGTCTCGGTGTGGGGCTGGTGCCGTGATCGGCGTCCGGTGCTCGTCTTCTACGAGCGCTTCGGCGTCGATGCCGAGCGACCCGGGAACACCGAGAACCTTGACGACCCGCACACGTGGGTGCGCCTGCGCGAGTTGATAGAGGGCAAAGAGTACATCGCCGACGACGGCAAGAAGTACCGCATCGCGATCACGCTGGTCGACTCCGGCTATCGCGCTGACGACGTCTATCGCTTCTGCGCCGAGTATCAATCGGGCGTCTACCCCGTGAAGGGCATGTCGACACCGAACGCTGGCCGGCACAAAGAGTTCGCGTCCTTCGTGACGCCGATGGGAACGACGGGCTACGGCATCTTTGTCGATGTGTACAAGGATCGTTGGGGCGCTTCTCTGCGGCGCAGCGACTGGGACGGCCTGAGCCTCCAACCCGAGGGGCACTTCAACGCCCCGATCGACATCACCGACAAGCAGCTCAGGGAGCTGACGGTCGAGACGAAGGTCGTCCGCATCGACAAGGAGACCGGGCAACGCATCGGCTACGTGTGGCAGCGGCCCTCTGGCTCGGCCAACGAGCTCTGGGACTGCTTGGTATACGCGAACGCTGCGCTCGATATGCTCGCGATGGACTACTGCGTGAACCAACTCGATCTTGAGTTCGTCAACTGGATCGCGTTCTACGACCGCCTCGCACAGGGGGCCTTCTTCACCGAGGGGTGAGCTCCATGGGTTGCTGCGATGTAGACGAAGAGTGGGTCCAGGCGCGGATCACCGCGACCAAGGATCTGATCGTCGCCTACGAATCGGCGATCCTTGCGCTGTCGACCGCTGGCGGCGCACAGAGCTACTCGCTCGACACTGGCCAGACCCGGCAGTCGGTGACGCGCGCCGACCTGAGTTCGATGCGCATCGCGCTCGATGGCCTCGAGGCCAGGCTCGCCTACTACCAGAACCAGCTGAGCGGCTGCGGCAGCTTCGCTGTAAAGCCGGCGTGGTGAAGCGATGAGCAAGCGCTCCGCGAGACGACGGCGCCGGACTGAGCGTCAGGAGACGATCGGCGAGGACGTAGCGCTACCTACGGTGGCGATCACCTCGCTGCCGCCCTACCAGCAGGCCTATCACACGGGCGACAAATGGGAGGGCGGCTTCGGTCTCACGCAGCTGCTGACGGCGGACTACTGGACGCTGCGCGCGCGCTCTGCGCAGCTCTTCGAGACCAACCTCTACGCGCGCGGTCTGTTGCGCCGCCTTGTCACGAACGAGATCAACACGGGGCTACACCTCGAGTCCATTCCAGAGGAGGCGATCCTCGGCATGGAGGAGGAGTCGCTCGCGGAGTGGTCCGAGACGGTCGAGAACCGGTACCGGCTCTGGGCCGAGGACTCTTGGCTCTGCGATCATACCGAGCAGCAAACGCTCGGCGCGATCCAAGCGCAGGCGCGCCTCGAGTCGCTCATCGAGGGCGACGTGCTGGTGGTGATCAGGCAGTACCAGCCGACCGGTTTGCCTCGAGTACAGCTCGTCAGCGGATCCTCTGTGATGTCGCCCGTTGAGAGGGTGACGTTGCCGAATGGCTCTCGGATTTGTCACGGCGTCGAACTCGACTCGGCGAACCGCCAGGTCGCCTACTGGGTGCGCCAGCAGGACAACACGATCAAGCGGATGCCTGCTTGGGGCGAGAAGTCCGGGCGCCGCCTGGCATGGCTGGTCTACGGCACGGACAAGCGGCTCGATGACGTCCGCGGCAAGCCGATGCTCGCGCTTGTCATGCAGTCGTTGAAAGAGATCGACCGGTACCGAGACAGCGCGCTCCGCAAGGCTGTGATCAACAGCATGCTCGCGATGTTCATCAAGAAGACCGAGAACAAGCCGAGCTCCAAGCCGATCTCTAGCTTCGCGATGCGCAAAGGCGTCGACGGCGCTGTCGACAGCTCGGGCACGCAGCGCTCGTTCCGCGCCGCTGAGATGATCCCAGGCCTGGTGCTCGAGGAGCTCCAGGTCGGCGAGGAGCCGCAAGGCTTCGCGCCCAACGGCACCGACGAGAAATTCGCAGACTTCGAGGAGGCGATGGTCTGCACCATCGCGTGGGCGTACGAGGTACCGCCGGAGATTCTCCGGCTGTCGTTCTCGAACAACTACTCGGCGAGCCAGGCGGCGATCAACGAGTTCAAGATGTACTTGAACCGGATGCGCACCTGGTTCGGCCAGTGCTTCTGCCAACCGATCTATGTCGAGTGGCTGCTGGCCGAGGCGCTCGCCAAGAAGATCAAGGCGCCCGGGCTCGTCGATGCGTGGCGCGACAGCGCTCGTTATGACGAGTTCGCCGCGTGGACGTCGAGCGACTGGGCGGGCCACATCAAGCCCGCGGTCGACCTCTCGAAGCTGGTCCGAGGCTACACGGACATGGTCAACGAGGGCTTCATCACGCGCGCTCGAGCTGCGCGCGAGCTCACGGGCACTCGCTACAGCAAGAACGTGCAGCAGACCGCTCGCGAGAACGAGCAGCTTGCTCGAGCCAACCTGCCGCTCGCGGAGCTCGAAGCGGCCAAGAAGCCGGCGGCGCCGGCGCCACCCACGCAGCAAGACGCTGGGGACGACGAAGGTGCCGCCAAGGACGAAAAGGCGGCCTGATAATGTGGCTACTTCGAGAAGACATCGCGCAGAAGCTCGCTTCCGCGCACAAGGCCGGGCTCACGCCCAGCGCTGAGCAGCGCACGCAATTCGAGGCGCGCGCCACGGCTGCCCGCGACAAGGGCCAGCCGTACTCGCTCAGCGTCGCTGGCGACGTCGCCGAGATTCGCATCGAGGGCGTCCTCACGAAGGACTGGGACCTCTTCGCGATGTGGTTCGGCGGTGGCAACACCGCATACAACGACATCATCGGCGCGCTCGCGGTTGCCGATGCAGATCCGAACGTCAAGCGAGCGATCCTGAACGTCGACAGCCCTGGCGGCACCGTCGAGGGTCTCTTCGAGACCATCGCTGCAATGCAGTCGTTCACCAAGCCGATCACGCTCGCGCGCTGCGTCGAGGCCTGCTCGGCGGCTTTCGGGCTCGCGTGCATGGCGAAGAAGGTCGAGGCGGTCAACGCCGCTGCGAGCTTCGGTAGCGTGGGCGTCGCGATCGACTTCATGATCGCGAACGACATCACCCGGATCTCGATCACGAGCACCGAGGCGCCGGACAAGCGCCCCGATCCGCTGACTCCCGAGGGGCAGGCGGTCTACCGCGCGCACCTCGACGCGGTGCACGAGCTGTTCGCTGACGCGATCGCAGGTGGCCGTGGGACGACCGCGGACAAGGTGAACAAGGACTTTGGTCGAGGCGCCGTGTTGCTAGCTGGTGAGGCGAAGCGGCGCGGGATGATCGACTCCATCGCACAGCCAGTGCTGCGCGATGTGAACGGCCAAAAGGGCCGAGCATCCGCTCCGTCGGGTGGGGAACAAGCAACAAGGACGAAGAAGATGGAAGAAAAAGAGCTTCGAGCCCAGCACCCGGACCTGTATGAGGCGGTGCTCAACAAAGGCGTCGCCCAGGGGCAGGCGACCGAGCGCGATCGCTGCACGGCTCATCTCACCATGGGTGAGAAGTCGGGCGACATGAAGACCGCGATCGGCGCGGTCAAGAGCGGCGAAGGCATGACGCTGACGCTCCAGGCCGAATACATGACCGCCGCCATGAATCGCTCCGACCGCCGCACGCGCCAAGAGGAGAGCGACGAGGTCGGCGCGGCTGCAGACGGCGCCGCTGCGCCGGCGGCGGCGAGCGAAGACATCGGGGATCAGGTCGCGGCCATCGTCGACCAGCGGAAAGGCAAGGTGAAGCATGGCTAATATCGCCATCTCCAACATCGACAACGCAGCGATCGAGCGCGAGGGCGGCAAGTTCCGCGACGAAACGCTGACGTTCGCTGCCACCGACACGTTCGTCAAGGGGACCATCCTCGCGCGGCGCGCGGTGGCACTGGTTCCCACCGCCTCGGCGGTGACGGGCACCGGCAACGGCACCGTGACCGCGCTGAGCGTGGTCGCTGGTCGCACGGTGCCGCTCGTCGGCGCGTACATCCTCCGCTGCATCACGGCGGTGACGAACGGCGGCGTCTTCCGGCTCGAGGATCCTAACGGGCAAGTCGCGGCGGCGTACATCGCGCTGACCGTGGGCGCCGGCGGTACGACCGTGGTCAAGGCTGCGGGCATGCAGTTCACGATCACGGACGGCTCGACCGACTTCGCGGCGGGCGACACCGTCACGATCACGGTGGCTGCCGACGGCACGCTGGTGCCGTTCAACCCGGCGGGAGCCGGCGGCGAGCAGGTCCCGGTCGCGGTCCTCACCTACGAGGTGAGCCGTACGGGAGCAGGCACGGTGCGCATCCGCGCGCTGGTCGCGGGCGAGGTCAACAAGACGCGCCTGATCATCGACGTGGACGGCACCGGCGCCAACGTCACGAACGCAATCCTCGATCAGCTGCGCGCCGAAGGCATCGTGGGGATCGACGTCAAGCAACTGTCGGCGCTGGACAACCAGTAACCCACTAGATCACGAGGGGCTCTGACCTTCCCTGTTCACCGCTCGACGGTGCGCGGGGATGGAGAGGTGCGTCCTCTACAGGAGAAATCGCATGTCGGACGCATCGAATCAGAGACTCATCGAGACCTACATGGACGAAGCCGAGGCACCCGGCTTCCTGTCCGGCTTCTTCCGAAGCCCGCCCGAGAACTTCCACAACAGTGAGAAGGTGGGCATCGACATCCTTCGCGATGACGAAGAGATCGCCATCGTCGTGCAGGACCTGACCGTTGGGTCTCGCGCGAACGAGAGCACTCTCTACGTGAACAAGGAGTTCACGCCCGCCATCTTCGACGAAGAGGGCACGATCACGGCCTACAACATGATCAAGCGCCAGCCCGGCGTCGATCCCTTCAAGGATCCGAACTTCGGCGCGAACGCGGTCTCGGAGGCGTTCCGCATCTTCCGCAAACTCGAGCGCAAGATCCGGCGCTCGGTCGAGCTCATGTGCGCCCAGGTCCTCCAGACCGGTGCGCTCACGATGATCGACTCGAGCGGCACCTCGCTCTACTCGCTCGACTTCCTCTCGAAGTCCACGCACAAGGTCACCGTGGGCACCGTCTGGGCAACCGACGGCTCCACCGGCAACCCTCTCAAGGACGTCGAGGACCTCGCGGACGTCGTGCGCCAAGACGGCAAGCGCGAGCCCACCAAACTCGTGTTCGGCTCGAGCGCGCTGCAGCGCTTCCTGGCGAACGCCAAGGTGCAGGCGTCGCTCGACAAGCGCGTGCAGAACCTCGGCGAACTCGCTCCAGCGGCGCGCGGCACCGGCGCGAAGTACTACGGAAAGATCTGGATCGGCGCGTACATGTTCGAGATCTGGACGTACAACGCGACCTACAAGCACCCCCAGACCGGCACGATCACGCGCTACCTGGACACGGACAAGATGCTCATGCTCTCGGACGGTCGCCTCGACCTCACGTTCGGCGCCATCCCCATGATCGCCGGCCCCGAGCAGCGCGCGCTTCCGTTCCTGCCGCCCCGCATGTCGAGCTCCGAAATGGGTCTCGATCTGACCGTCAACGCGTGGTTCACGCCTGACGGCCGCCACTTGAAGGTGAGCGCGGGCACGCGCCCCCTTCCCATTCCCACCGCCATCGACACCTACGCAAGCCTGGACGTGGTGCCGTAATGGCTAAAGAGAACGACGACAAGGGCGTGAGCGACGCGAAGTCCAAGGCGGAAGCCGAGGCGCGCGCGAAGCTCGACTCCGAGACTGCGCTGGCGAACGCAAAGTCGAAGGCCGAAGCCGACGAGCGCGTTGCCGACGCGAAGTCCAAGGCGGAAGCCGAGGCGGCGGCCATCGAGGCGGCAAAGGCCAAGGTCCCGGCGTACAGCGTAGCGGCTGGCAAGGCGCTCACGACGCTGCGCGGCGTGGTCGGCGAGAAGTCGGTGGTCACGGCCCGCGACTTCGCTGGCGGCCAATCCAACCTCGACGCTCTCGTCGAGCGCGGGCTCGTCGTCAAGTCGTGAGCCTCCGTGCGCAGGCTGCGGTCGACGCGCGCGCCATCGTTGGTGACGCGTCGGCCTTCGCCTGCCCCACTACGCTGACGGACCCAGGCGGGCACACCGCCGCCGTCAACGGCCTGACCACCGACGTCCATACGACGATCGACCCGAACACCGGCATGGTGGTCAGCGGGCGCAAGGCCTCCGTGGCCTACTCGCTCGCTGCGCTCACCGCTGCCGGGTTCGCGTCGGTCCCGAAGCAGATCGCGAGCCAGTCCTCGAAGCCGTGGGTGGTCGTGTTCGCGGATATCACCGGCGCCTCGCACACCTTCAAGGTGGCTGAGGGCCTGCCGGACGCAGCGATCGGAATCGTGGTCTGCATGCTCGAGGCGTACGTCGGGCCCTGAGCGAGCGAGCCAATGCCCGTACCTTTGATCGCCGGTCTGATCGACAAAACCGACGGCTTCGAGCTCGTGCGCGACCAGGTCGCCGCGATCCTCGCCGCCGAGGTGGCGTCGCAAAAGGCGCTCGCGATTGCCAATGCGCCGCCGAAGGACCCGCTCCTGTGGGACCTGCGCATCTTTTCCGAGCGCAGCGAACCGTGGGGCGAGTTCGTTAGCGCTCCGACGGATCCGGCGCTGTGCACGCCGCTGGTGAACGTCTCGTATCACCGCAGCGACTTCGACGAAGCGGCGAGCGACCTGGCTGAGCGGCAAAAGTCGCACACCATCCTGCTCGTCGACGTCTACGGCTACGGGTTCGCCGCCGATGTGAGCGCGGGCGGGCACAAAGCTGCAGACGTGCAGGCGCGGGCGGCGCGCGATCGCGGCGTGCGCCTGGTGCGCAACATCCTGATGTCGGCGAACTACGTAGACCTCGGTCTGCCTGGGTTCGTCTACGGCCGATGGCTGGTCTCCAGCGAGGCCATGATTTTTCAAGACGATAACGACCGGACGGTGCCGGCGCAGCAAATCGCTGCGTCGCGCATGACGTTCCGAGTCTCGCACGACGAGTTCTCTCCGCAGATCAGCGCCGAGCTGATGGAGATCGCCGTCGTCACCGTGAAACGCACGGCAAACGGTCAGGTCCTATTTGAAGCCACCTTCGAGGCTGGCGAAGACGGAGAGTGACGACATGGGTGTTGACGCATCCGCCGTAGCGAGAGCGCTCGGCATAACCACGACGTTCAAGGACCTCCGCGCTGGCGGCGTCTTCTTCCTGCCGCAGCAGATCGCGGTGTTTGCCCAAGGCTCGAGCGACGCTGTGTACAGCACGACGAAGTTCCTCGGCACCAGCGCGGCTGCGGTGGCCGCGAAGATGGGACAAGGGAGCCCGGCGCACCTGATCATGCGCATGCTTCGCCCCGCGAACGGCGACGGCGTGGGCTCGATCCCGGTGCATATCTACCCGTTGGTGGATGACGGCTCGGCCGTTGCTGCAGCTGGCGCGCTGACGCCCGTCGGCACGCAGGCGACGCAGGCCTCTTACAACATCTCCGTAAATAACATGCTGTCGCTGCCCTTCACGATGCGTGTGGGCGAGGGGCCGACCGACTGGTGTCGCCGCGCGGGCGCAGCGCTCGAAGGCGTGCTCGAGCTGCCCGTCAAGGTCAGCTACACGTACGGCACCGTGGTCGCCTCCGCGCTCTCCGGCGGCACGGGCAACGGCACGTGCTCCGCGCTCGCGGTGCACAGCGGCAGCAAGCCCGTTCCCGGGGCGTAC